GACAGCGCGGGCGATGCGGGCGGCGCGGGGGCGCGGCACGGCGACGGCGGTCACGCCGCTGCCCTTTCCGGCGCTATCGGCGCGACGCGATCGAGCGAGTAACAGCCGCTGATCTTGTCGAGCCAAATCACGGCAGAGTGGCCGGACAGCACCTGGGCAGCGGTGCGGGTGGTCGTGTGGACGATGTCGCCGCAATCCATGCGGAGCGCGACCTCGGTGCCGATCGGGCAGCGCGCGTTGAAGGCGTCACATTGGCGTTGCAGCGCGGCGGCGTCGGGACGGGCCGTCACCGATCCGCTCCCGAGCGGCAGCCGGGGCATGCGTTGGCATGATCCCAGGCGCTGGTGCCGCAGGTGCGGCAGACGGCGGGGTGGAGGGCGGCGGGCTCGGTAGCGAGCTGGTGGTAGACGTCCGGATCGAAGGGGATGACCGAGCGGAGGCGGTCGAGCGTCTGGCGATGCTTGGCGACGACGCCTTCGGTTTCGAGGCTGGCGATCAGCGCCGTGGTGATGTCGTTGCGCATGCCCGGATGGGCGGAGACGTGCGCGTCGTTGAGGCGCTGCGCGACGGCGGTGATCGACTGGCCGGACGCGGATCGGCGGAGGCGGAGGTAGCCGGACGGCGATAGCGGCAGGAGCAGCGGCGCGGGCAGCGGCGCAGCGCCGGTGAAGGTTCGGGCGAAGGTGTGCTTCATGGGGCAATCCTTTCAGGCAAGCGGGCGGCGGTGCCGGAAGCGGGGGCTTCCGGGGTGGTTGGGGGTCGGGTGCGGGTGGCGCGGCGGTGAGGCCGCGAGGATCAGGTCAGCTGGGGGCCGGGAGCGCCGCGGCATCGGGCGCGTCGTCGTTGGCGGGCGTCCGGGTGTCGTCGTTGGCGGGCTTGGCGCGCACCTCGCCCAGCCAGGCGGGCACGGCCGGGTTGGGCGTGTCGCTGGGGCGGACGGTGCGGTAGATCGCGAGCTGCGCCACGAAGGTGTGGCCGCATTCGGGATTCCGGCACGCGAAGCGGATGTCGCGTGTGAGCAGGTCCTGTTGGACGCTGTCGTAGGCGATCGATCGCGTGTCGCAGTGCGGACAGGCAATGCCGGGCACGCGCGGCTTGTAGTCTCTCTTCTTCGTCACCCTTGGGTCCCCCCGGCCTTCGTGCCCGAGGACCCCGCGTCGGCGGGCAGGAAGCTGGCGAGGCGGCGGTGCAACGCGTCAACGCGCTCCGCGGCTTGGGCGACCTCGGCGACCGCGCGGTGCGCGTCCAGCGGCGAGGCGTTTGATTGCGTGATCACGAGCGCGGCGGCGACCGCCTCCCCGAACTCCCTTGAAGCGGCGGCTACGTCAGCGACCAGGGCGTGCCGACACGCCTCCTGCCGATCGATGGTGAGGTCGAGCTGAAACTCGTATGCGTCGCGGAACGGCGCACCTTCCCCGCCCGCCGTGATGTAGGCGGCGTCGAGCGCGCGCGCCTGCACCAGCGTGGGCGTGGTGGCGGTGCTCGGGTCCGACCAATCGCGCAGGGTGCGGTCCGCACGACCGGCGACGCGGCATGCCTCGGCCCAGCCGATCAGTCCGGCGACGCGGGTCATGGCGTCGGCATCGGTCAGAGGAACACGGAGCTTGGTCATGCCGCCTCGTTCCCGTCGGTATTCACGAGCAGCGGCGGCGCGACGCCGTCGAGCGCGAACTTGGTAAAGAAGGCGGCGGTGCGGAGCACGGTCGCCACGTCCGCGGACGGACCAGCGAAGCGCACGGCGGAGTCGATCGCGCGCATACGGAGAGCGCGATCGCCGCTATCGCCGACGGGTGCCTCAAGCGCAGCGTTCCACCGCGCGTTGGTGTCGTCGCGAGATCGATCAGCCACTGACGGTGCCTTGGTGCGAAAGCGCCAGCGGATCGCAATCGACCGGCGGTGCGGCGGCGGATAGCGGTTCGTCGGCGGGGTAGATGTCGGGACGGAGGAGGTGACGCGAGACGCCGGTGGATTGCTCGACCTTGAGAACGTGCTCGGCGGGGAGCGGCTGACTTTTCCGCAACCAGTTCGAGACGTTTTGCTGCTTAACTCCAGTCAGCCGTTCGAACGCCTTCTGAGAAGGCGCTTGAGACACCGCTTGCGCCAAGGCGCTCGCTGCAGTTGCTCGTTGAAGCTCATTCATACAAACGTCTTACAAGCAGATACAAAGGCGTACAAGCGGTTTGTAGCAGTTAAGCTACAAAAGCCTTTGTAGGCTCCTCTTATGGCTGCTCACGTTCTTGATAAGGCGCGCTGGCTGAAGGCCACTCGCGACCAGCTAGGCTGGTCAGCGAAGGAGGTCGCCGATCAAGCTAAGCGGATCGCTAGCTTAAGATGCCAGCACCTTAGCCTCACGCAACAGGCGGTGTCGCACTTTGAAACCGGCAAGTCTAAGAGCGTCCCCGACTGGCTCGACTTCGTAGAAGAGGCCGCAAGGCTAGCTGCCCTGCCCGAGCAAGAACGCATGGAGCGTGAACTCTTCATTGAAGCCCATCCAAACGGGATGATCGAGGCGCTGGTCGATGAGCAAGAGTACCAAATCCTGCAGGAGCTGAATGCTCGACCGGCCGAGCAGAAGGCTGCGCTCCTCGCAACGCTGCAAGTTGGAACTGACCTCGCTCGCACGGGCGGGCAAACAGCAGTTGACGCGGCTTCGGCCCTCGACCTTGTGCCTATCGGCGAGATCGACCAAGACTACGGTATGGGCGGCACGTTCACGGACGGCCCCGTAGCTGTTCAGGTCCATCATTTCCCGCGCGTATGGGTGGAGTCGATCTCCCCCTCCCCGCCCGACATGCTGACGATTGCCCGCGGCAAGGGCGACTCGATGGACCCGACGATCCGCGATCGCGACATGGTCATTATCGACCGCTCTCGCCGCACCCTCGACGAGGCCGACGCGATCTGGGCCCTTACTGTCGGCGACATCGGCATGATCAAACGCCTCCGTCGCCGTGGGCAGATCGTCGTCATCCAATCCGACAACGACCGCGTCAGCGACGAGAAAGTCTACGCCGACGAGGTGAACATCGTCGGACGCGTCGTGTTTATAGGTCGGCGTACGTAGATCGGCGAGGCTAAGCAGTTCCGATTAATCGGAGCCGTTGCACGGGAGGAACGAGTTGAAGCACGCCGACCGAAGGGTGACCAGCATCGGAGAGATCGTCACGGCGCTCAAAGACTATAGCGCCGATGTCGACATCCTATGGTATCGCGGGCATGCGAAAGAGGATTGGAGTCTTATTCCAACGATCGGGCGAAATCCCTCTAACTTGGCAGGCGAGCTAACTGTCATAAAGGTTTTCAAGCAGAGATCTCGACCTTATCTCCCGGCCGTTCCCATATCCGAGTGGGAATGGATTTTTCTCATGCAGCATCATCGCGCTCCGACCAGATTGCTTGATTGGTCGGCCAGCCCGTTAACCGCACTATACTTCGCGCTCTTTGATCCGATGGACGAATATGCCGCAGATGACGCAGCGCTGTGGGTCCTCGATCCCATAACCCTCAACCGCCATTCCGGGCATCGAAAAAGCTTTGCCCGTGACATCCTCGCGTTCGGTGTTGATGGTGCGCTCGAGCAGTACCTGCCAGATCAGGTCAACTCGCGTATCGCCGATCTCGATCCTGTCGCTGCTATCGGGCCCCAGAACTCGGCGAGGATGGCCGCGCAGTCTGGAAGCTTCACGATCATGCACGCCACCGCGACGGATGTGCGCACCGTCGGCGATGGATCGCACATTTGGCGGATGATCATTCCGGCTGGCAGCAAGGCGGCGCTACGTGCCGAGTTGACGCTGCTCGGCATCACCGATGAAATTCTCTTTCCTGATCTCGACCGCGTCGCTGCGGCCGCAAGGGGACTCCTAGCGTGAAAGCCAGCTTCGAACTCAAGGACATCCGCAACAACTCGCTTTGGAACCTCTTCCGCATGCGAGATCGTATCGAGATGAATCCGACCTACCAACGCGAAGGCGGCGTCTGGACTAAGGACAAGCAGCGCCTGCTCATCGACACCATTCTAAACGGATTTGATGTCCCGAAACTCTATTTGCATCAGTTCCTAACACCGGAAAACGCGCCTAGCGGCCGGTCAATCGAGTATGCGGTAATCGACGGCAAACAGCGGCTAGAGGCCATTTGGAAGTTCCTCGAGGGGGGCATCGCGGTCGGAGGCGATACCGAGTATATCCGTGATCCTTCGATCCAGCTTGCCGAAAAGACCTATCAGCAGATAGCAAAGGAGTATCCCGACATCCGCGCGGATTTCGATGCTTTCAAATTGGACGTTGTCGTAATCGAGACAGACGACATCGAGCTAATTGAGGACATGTTTTCGCGCCTCAACGAGGCTGTTCCCCTCAACGCTTCCGAGAAGCGGAACGCTCTACCTGGTCCCCTGCCGCGAGCCGTAAGACGCCTCTCGCAGACCGACCTATTCACAAAGAAGGTTCCTTTCCCCAATAATCGGTATCGCCACTATGATGTCGCGGCGAAGATGCTGTATTTCGCAGCTAGAGATGGCATCGCTGACACGAAAAAGGCGTACATAGACCGCTTCTTCCGTGATCATGCCAAGGTAAGCTGGGAGGACTTCGAGCCGACTTACAACAGCACAATCGTTGTCACCGACGCGATGGCAGCAGTCTTCACGGACAAGGACCCCCTTCTTGCCTCGGTTGGCATGCTGACCATCTACTATGTCATGTTTGCAAGAGCGATCGAGCGCGGCTTGCTAGAAGAGATCACGCGAACCGCGCTGATCGATTTCGAGAATCGTAGACGGATCAATCGTCAAACGGCGCAGGAGGAGATCGCAGACGCTGACTACCTCATGCTTGAGTTTGATCGGTTCGCGCAATCGCCGAATGATGGCTTCGCCAACCGTTTCAGGCTGGCTGTCATAGATCACGAGATATTCGAGGGGAGACTTGGTTTCGAGCTAGAGCTGCCCGATCGAACCGACGATGACTGACGGCCGCCCATCACGCCTGTAATGGCAGCGAGAAGTCAGGTAGAGGTGGGCATGAACCTCATGTGCGGGCTCTCGGGCGGCTGATGCTCCCGCAAGTACCGCTCGACCTCGGCCGTGATCTCACGCGGGGTCTCCGGCCGCTCGGGATAGTCGCCGGCCCACCTGCGACCTGGATGGAACGTGTCCCAAAGCGGCCGCAAGCCGGAGATGCGTCCGGAGCCAGGCTGATGGTTGCCGAAGCCGTCCAGGTAGCCGTTCCAGACTGGCCGAAATCGACTGATCAGCAAGCTCTCGCCGAGCGGGATCCAAACGTCATCGACGATGAGGAACCTGGCTTGAAAATCCTGAAGGCGAAGGTTCCCATCGGCTTGTTCCACCTCAAGGATGCTCTTCGCGTGCTCGCGCATCCGCTTGAATAGTGGCTCGCCCGTCTCGGTCGTGAACAGTTCAGCGCCTCGTCGTCCGCCCCTTGGAACGGCCTTGCCAATGTAGATCGGCCAGCGAAGATCATGGCCATTCGCCTCGGCCATGTGTGCGTACGGCTTGAACGCACCCTGGTAATAGATGACGTAGATGCCCGCGCCCGAGAAGCGAGGCAGGTCGTACAATGGGTAAGCGGGCCCATCGAGCAGCGCCTCGGCGACCGACTTGCCGAGGTTGAGCTTGGCGAGCGGATTGTAGATGTCGCCGACGCTCATGCTTCCGCCCGCCGCAGGTGATCGCGCACCGAGGTGGCAATGACGTGGCCAAGCTCCACCGGCACTGCGTTGCCGAGCTGGCGCATCGCCTCCGACCAAGCACCGTGCAGGACGAAATCGTCATTGAAGGTCTGGAGGCGCGCGGCCTCGCGCACGCTGAAATAGCGCACCGATCCGTCGGCCCGGCGGAGCATGTTCTCTCCGCCCGGCACGCCGTGGACACCAGCCTTAAGAGTCTTGCCAGGCTCGTCGAGGGGGCTGCCGGTGTGACCAGGATAGGAACGCGCGCCGGACTGGAAGCGGTGGTTGGCGACCGCGAGCGCGGCCTCGGGCGAGCGCTCGGGATCGGGCAGGCCGAACAGCGCGTCACGGACGGTGCGCCAGGGGCGCTCGGCGGGACGGTCGGCGAGCACCGCGCCTCGCGCGGCGAAGCGGGTGGAGGCGCAGCGATCGAGGGCGGAGACGGCGTGACGGTCCCAGTAGGTGCCGCGCGCCTGATCCCACGCGAGCGCGTCGAGCGAGTGGGTCGGCCGCGGAAAGCACCAATCGGCATCGATGCCAGCAGCGAAACCAACGAAGATCACCCGCTCACGCTTCTGCGGCACGCCGTAGTCGGCACTGTTAAGGAGCTGGTGCACGACTCGGTACTCTATCGCGCCGCCCGAAGTATGGTGGCGCTGTAGTCGATCAAGGTGATCGCGCCAGGACTCGTCGGCGCCGCGCTCCATGGAGGGATGCTGGAGCTGGAGCAGGATGTAGCCGAGATAGGGCGCAAAGCTGGCGCGGGTCAGACCTTTCACGTTCTCGAAGATGAAGGCGCGTGGGCGGACTTGGCGCACGGCGCGCACCGCCTCCGCCCACATGTCGCGGTGATCGTCATGGGCGCGGTGCTTGCCGCCCAACGAGAAGGGCTGGCAGGGGGGCCCACCGGTGATGAGGTCGACCGTGCCGGCGTACCGGGTGAAGCTGACGTTACGGACGTCGCCCTCAGTGGGCTTGGGCCAATGCCGGATCTCGGACCGGGGACGCAGGCGGTTCTCGCGCAGGGTGTCGCAGCACCAGCGATCCCATTCGACCACCTGGCGTGGTTTGAAGCCAGCGCGGCTGACCCCTATGCCGAGCCCGCCGGCGCCGGCGAACAGCTCGATCGCGTGCATTCCATTCTCCCTAGCGGTTCCAGAAATGCCTGGAGCCGCTCCGCTAGTCCGTCGGGCTTCCTTAGCTCGCATTCCCACAATGTCAGCACATGCCAGCCCAGACTTTCAAGCTCGGTGAGCTGGCGTTCGTCACGGGCGCGATTCGCCTCGAGCTTAGGCCCCCAGAAGTCGAGGCGCGACTTTGGCATTCGAGCGAGCTTGCAGTCGGGATCTGGATGGCGATGCCAGAAGCAACCGTGAACGAGGATGACGGCACGATAGCGGGGCAAGACGATGTCGGGGGTGCCGGGAAGGTCGCGACGCTGGAGGCGAAAACGGTAGCCGAGCGCGTGAAGGGCACGGCGCGCGGTGAGTTCGGGTTTAGTGTCACGAGCCCGTACGCGGGCCATACGCTCCGATCGCCGAGCCGTGTCGAGGGTGTCGACCATGAGCGACAGATGGAGCCGCTCGAGCCGCTTTGCCACCCGCCTTAAGGCTACGCCGCTTCGAGTTTGAGCTGAGTGGAAAAGCCTCGGTCACCGAGGCCGTGCGATACCTCGGCCACGAGCCAGCCAATCCCGTCGATGCTAGCCTTGTAGCCGATGACGCGCACCATCGCCTCGGGGTGGACGTCGGCACGGCCGAAGGTGAGAGTCACCGTCAAGCTGACCGGCTCGCGGGAAGCGCGAGCGCGGGCGGCGGTGGCGGCGGTGTGGGCGTCGGCCTCGGTAGCGTAGACCTTGGACATCGCCTTGGCGCCCTTCTCCGCCCCGACGATGACTTGCCTCGGCTTGGCGCTCTGCCGATCGCGCCAGATCGCCTTCACCCCCGTCGCATCGTCACGCTTTTGGCGGGTGAATTGGTGAGTGTCGCCGTCGCGGCGGGCGATGGTGACGGTGGCGAGTGGCTTGCCAGTGGGGGTCTCGCCGGCGCCGATCGGCGAGAGGATCAGTAGCCCGCGGGCGATTTTGGCGACAGCGCCGTGTTCGCGGCCGAGGCGGCGGACGAAGGCGAGGTCGCTCTCGCGGTTCTGTGCCTTGGCGGTGACGGCAAGGCGGGCGAGCGCGGGGGCGCAGCGGGGTTCGAGCTGGTGGCGGCCGGCGATCTCGGCGACGATCGCGCCCAGGGTGGTGGCGTGCCAGCTCTTTTCGCGCCGGGTCTTGAGGTCGCCGGTGAAGTCGGCGGCGCGGGCGCGGACGGTGATCAGGTCGGGCGGGCCGCCATGTGACACCTCGTCGACAGTGAACCAGCCTTTGTCGACGAGGCCGGGTGTCACGTCGCTGCCCTGCTTCCATCCGAGCCAGACGTGGATCCGCGCGCCAGTGGGTGGGAGGGCGACGGCGCCGTCGGTGTCGTCGATGACGAGGTCGAGCTGATCCGCCTCCTCGCCGCGCTTCTCCGTGATGGAGAGCGAGACGAGTCGGGGGCGCGGCGGGCGCCCGTCGGCTTGCGCGATCCGGCCCTCGAGCAGCGGGGTGATGTCGGTGCCGTCGACGACGACGCGCACGGCGGGGATGTTGGCGATCATGAGCCGTCCTGGTCGACGCGGAGGAGGTCGAGGGCGAAGTCGATCTGGCGCGGGGTGCCGTCGGGCCAGAACGCCTTGGCGCGATCGTCGACGGTGGTGATGACAAAGGCGCCGTAAACGGTGCCCCGGCCGTCGACCAGCGACCAGGCGTCGCCGGTGGCGGCCATGCGGCGCAGCTCGTTGACTGACACCTCGCCATCGGCGATCTCGGTGTAGACGGTGCCGGCGATGGCGATCGTTTCCTCACCGACGCCGGTGAACTGCGCGGCGTCGCGGGCGCCGATGCGCGGGGTGGTGGCGTGGCGGTAGCTGGCGCGGCGCGCCAGCTCGTCGAAGGCGAGCGTGTCGATCGAGAAGACGAACATGCCGAGGGCCATGAGCATCAGCCGTCCTCCCACTCAGGGCGGTCAGCCATGGTGCCGCGGGCGCGGGCGGCGGCGTCACGTTCGCGGCGATCTAGTTCATCGGCGATCGCGCGGGCGAGATCCTGCGGCGACTGGCCGGGCTGCTGGTGGATGTGGATCTCGTAGCGGCTGCCCCCTGCCCCACCCTGTCCGGCAGGCGCGGCGCCGGCGGGCGCCGCCATCGCCATGACGGGAAGTGCGGAGCCGGTGACGATCGCTTTCGACAGGCGCGAGGATAGGCCCTCCATGCGCTTGACGGGCTCGCCCTCCTGGGCGGCGATGCCGTTGGTGAGGCCGTCGACGATGTGCCCGCCGAAGCCCATGAAGACGCGGCTGGGCGAGCGGATGCCGAGCGCGCGGCGGAAGGCGGTGGAGGCGCGATCGGCGAGGCCGGTGACGGTGGAGAGCACCCACTTCATGCCGGCCATGATCCCGTTGACCAGGCCGCGCATCATCATCTTGCCGGCGTCGGTAAGGCGCGCCGGCATCTGGACGCCGAACAGGGAAAGCAGGCCGGCGAGGCCGCGCCACATGAGCCCGACCGGATTGAAGTTGATGATGAGCCCGGCGATGCCGGCGATGCCGCCTGCGGCACCCGCCTTGATCTCCGACCAGATGCCGGTGAACCAGGCGCCGATCGCACCCCAGTTGCGGTAGATGAGATAGGCGGCAGCGCCGAGCGCTACGATGCCGATGACGACGCCGGCAACGATGCCGAGCAGCGGCAGCATGCCGATGCCGAGTGCGGTCGAGGCGAAGGCGAGCGCGGCGAAGGGTGCGACCAGGCCAGCGATCACCGCGGCACCGCCACCCACGACTAGGAACAGCCCGGCGAATGCGGCAGCGCCGATCATGACTGCCTTGGTGAGGCCGGGGTAGCGTTCGGCGACGTCGCCGATCCAGGTGGCGAAGGCGGTGGCCTTGCCGACCACCGCACTGACGATCGGCAGGAGCTTGGCGCCGAGGGTTACGGCGAGCGCGGTGGCATTGACCTTGAGCTGCTTCGACGCCTCGGCCGAGTCCTTCATCCGCTCGGCGAAGTCAGTGTCGGTGGTGCCGCTCGCGCCCGCGGCCTCGGCGCGGATTTTACGGAACAGCTCCATGTTCTGGATCAACGGGCGCAGGCCCTGCTGCACCTGGGCGTCCTCGAACAGGTAGCCGAGTTTCGAGAGATCGCCCTTGAGGGTCTTGTTGGTGATCTCGGCGATGGCCTCGAGCGGGGTCTTGCCCTCGGCATATGCCTTCTTGAGCGCGGCGGGCAGGTCGACGCCCATCTTCTCGAACGCCTTGTTGGTGGCGGGCGAGGCGATCTTCTGGATGACGTTGGCGAGATTGGTGCCGGCGGAGGCCGCGTCACCTGCGCCCTTGCGCGCGATCTGGAGCCCGGCGGCGAGATCCGCGACCGAGCCAACGCCCGACTGGCCGAGGCCCTGGTAGGCGGCGGTGAGCGAAGGAAAATACTGCGCCATGTCCTTGATCTCGAACGCGCCCGCCTTGCCGGCGCTGGCCATGACGTCGATGATCTTCGCAGTCTGGTCGACAGGCACCTTGAGGTTGTCGGTGGCGGCGTAGGCGGCGGCGGACAGGTCGGCGATCTCCGCCTTGTAGGCGGTGGCGGCGCGGCCGATCGGGGTCATCATCGCGACGGCGTTGGGCACGGTGGCGCCGAGTCCGGCGAGTGCGTCAACGCCCGCCTGCAGGTCGGCGGGCATCTGGTTGGCGGCGCGCGACGCCTTGAGCAGCTCGACGCCGAGCGCGGCCGAGTGGATGCGCGACAGCCCGGCCTTCTGGCCGATGTCGGTCATGACCGACTCATACTGCTGCGCCGCCTTGACGCTGGCGAGGAGCGGCGCGGCCATGGCGATGCCGGTGCCGATCGCGGCGGCGCCACTGGCGGCGATGCCGGCCGCGCGGTTGTTGATGCGATCGAACCGCTCGCGGCCGGCGGCGAAGCGGCGGTGGCGGTCAGCCAGGCGCGCGACGCGGCGCTCCTGCTCCTCCATCGTCTGTGTCGTGCGCTCGGCCGCGCCGCGCAGCTCGCGTTCGTGACGAGCGAGGTCGGTGGTGGCGATGCCAGCCTCGCGCAGCCGGCCGCGCAGCTCGCCGAGCTGGCGGGTCTCGGCCTGCTGCTGACGTTCGAGCTTCTGCACCTCGGCGCGGGCCCTGGCGAAGTCGCGGGTCATGGCGCGGGTCGGGGTGGCGGTTTCGGACAGGCCGCGGCCGAGCGCGGCGGCGCGGGCGCGGGCGGCGGTAAGATCGGTGCCGGTGGTGCGCAGCGCGTTCTTGAGCGTACGGAAGCCGGCGATGTCGGCCTGCGACTTGGTGATGCCGGCGAGCGCCTCCCGCGTCAGACGGAGGGCGCGAGCGGCCTGGGTCGATCCGCCGGCGATGCTGCGAAGCGGGCCGGTGACGCGGTCACCAGCCTCGAGCAGCATGCGGATGCGGAGATTACGATCCACGGTGACCTTCCGGATTGTGGCGGCGAGCAGCGCGCGTGCGCCACATCATGAGATCGCGGACAGACAGCGCGTCGAGGTCGGGGGGCGACCAGTGGAAGACGAAGGCGATGTCGGCCATCGGCTCCTCTACATCGCCTGGGAGAGCGCCTCCTTCGTCGAGGTCGGCAGCAAAAAATCGACGAGCACTCCTGCGATCTGGACGACGTCGGCGGGATCCATCGCCTCGATCATGTACGGGTGGAGGATCGGGTCGGTGACGCGCGGAGCGACGAGCGCGACCTGGTTGAAGTCCATCCGGACGAGGCCA